CAGTGTCAGAAGCAATCAAGGCCGAGTCAGCAGAGTCGGCAACAACCCCCACAAGCCCAATCCTTTACGCACAAGCACGACGCGAGTTCAAGTTGCCATCGGCAGCCGAATACATCTCGGCTTTCGTTCGTGGCGGTCACGACTTCGCAGTCATGAACGACAACATCCGAGCAGCAGCTCCCGACGTTGTAACCAGCGATATCCCAGGCGTCATCCCGACCCCGATCATCGCTCCTGTTTACAACAACTTCCAAGGACGTCGCCCACTTATCGACGCAACTGGCGTTCGCGCAATGCCACAAGCAGGCGCTATCTTCATCCGCCCAGTTGTAACTACACACAACACCATCGGAACTGCTACACAAAACACCACGATCACAGCTTCGGCTTTCGTTGTGGATGACGTGCAGATCACCAAAACCATCCAAGGTGGCTACGTTGAAATCAGCGAAGCTTCAATGGACTGGTCACAGCCAGAAGTGCTTTCCGCGCTCCTCGATGACATGGCTCGCGTATATGCAGATCGCACCGATCTTCTTGCTTGCTCTGAACTTGTAAGCGGAACCACAAACAGCAACAACTTCACAAACGCGTCCATCACGGATCCTGCTGAGTGGGTTCGCTGGATGTACGTAGCAGCTGCAGACATTCTCACAGGCTCGAATGGCAACTTGCCATCCGCTCTTGCTGTGTCACCAAACATCTTCCAGTACCTCGGTCAACTCGTGGACGGTCAGGATCGTCCGTTGTTCCCACAGGTCGGCCCGATGAACGCTTACGGCACAATGACACCTGGCTCCGACTCAGCAGTTGCTTTCGGTTTGCGTCTCGTAGTTGACCGCAACCTTGGCGCAGCCGACATGGTCATTATGGATCCAACTGGCATCGAGTGCTGGGAGCAGCAGAAGGGCGCTATCAGCGTTGAACAGCCTTCACAGCTCTCACGCCAAATCGCTTTCCGCGGTTACTTTGCAGCCAAGGTCATTGACGCTTCAAAGAGCATCAAAGCCGCTTTCGTCTAATCCTTAGCCCCACTCGAGAAAGTTTGCACCATGGCAGTATTCGCAGTCACTCACCACCAGCGACTAAACGACTACGCCGTGGTGCAGACCCTCGAGGACACGGACATCGGCATCGGTCAAAGCATCATTCTTGCAGGCTTAGGCCACGGCTTGAACGGCACTCACACGGTCTATGCAGTCAACCCTTACTATTTTGAAGGCGTTGATGACGAAGGCGACCTCCTTTTTGACTACGACGTTTACATCGGTAATCAGATTATTTTCTACGATGCTGGAACAGATCTAGAACGTGGTGCAGCGATCCCGACTGGGACGCTCACTTGGACTCAGACCTGCACATGGATCGTCGCAGCTGATGTTCTTTCATGGCTTGGTATCGCTGTCGCTACGGCAAACGATACCGCTTTCGTAACTGCCTGCACGGAGGCAAGTTGCGCGTTCGCGTTTAGGCGACGTAAGGAGGCAGGTTATTTTGACCAACTCAATGTCGTTCCAGGCGCGGACGTTAAATTGGCGACGACAATGCTGGCGGGTTCGTTATTTAGAGAGCGTGGGAGCGTGGACTCCTTCGCCAGTTTTGAAGCAATGAACATTCCAGGAACCGTCGGCTCGATGGGACAGATCAACCGTCTCCTCGGCGTCAATCGGAGTCAAGTCGCATGAGTGCTACGGGCATCTTCGCAAGCGCCCAGAGCACCCTTGTAGCGTCGCTCACGGGACTCGGGCTGGCAGTTGTCACCGATGCACGCAACGCTCGCCCGATGACTGTATTTGTCGAGCCCCCCACGTTCACTTGCTTTAACAGCAACATCGCCGAAATTACTTTCGGAGTGAGGATCCTCGCAGCGCCCCCAGGCAACAGCGACGCTAGCGACTACCTCATCACCACAGCCGACACGATCATGAACAGCGCGATCTCCCTCATCTCGGGCGCTCCTTCTGTCACGACAATCGGATCACAAGATATCCCCTCATACGATCTAGTCGTTCGTGTGGGAACCTCAAGAAACCCATAGGAGAAATCATGGCAACCACAACTTATTTATCACAACCAGCAGAACTGAAAATTGCAACCGTCGATCTGACTGACCAGGCCAGTTCGGTGAGTTTTACTCTCGGCAGTAACCCCCTTACGAGCACCGCCTTCGGAGATCTCGGGGAGCGTATGGTGCCTGGGTTGCAAACTGTCGAAGGGACAATCACCCTTTATGTTTCATACGGCGCATCAGAAGTCGAAGCCGTCATTGCTGGCGAAGTCGGTCAAGGCGACACCACAATCGTCGTGAAAAAAGGCTCAGGCGCTATCGCAGCTGACAATCCAGAGTGGACAATTAGCAACACCATGATCGCGAACTACCCAATCACCTACACCGTCGGCGAACTCCAAGTGATGGAAATCAGCTTCTCGGGTGGCACCTGGGTTCGCGACATCACCCCCTAATCCCATCCCTTACCGTGCAAAGGAAACCCCATGAAACTATCCATCAAGATCAACACAGGAGAAGGAGATTACGTTGTCGAAACTAATCTTTTTCATCTTGTGCAGCTCGAGCGGAAATACAAAGTCAAAGCGTCCGACCTCGCTAACGGTATCTCGATAGAGATGCTCGGCTACCTCGCCCACGAAGCAGCCAAACAGCAAGGACACAACCCCCCAATCATCCTGGACGACTTCCTCAAAAAGTTAGTCAACCTCGAAGTCTTGGAAACAGAGTCAGCAAACCCCACACAAGGGGATCAGTAGGGCGCAGCCTCGCCGAGTTACTTGTCGAGACTGGCTACTGGCCCCCATCCATCGAGTTCACTTACACAGATCTAAATACTGTGATAGATGTACTGAATAGACGCCGAAAGGATTAACGATGATCGAAATGAAATCAGAGATCAAAGGCGCGAAACAGGCAATCATCTCGTTACGGAAAATAGATCCTGAGTATCGCAAAGACTTCAATCGTGAAGCCAAAAACATTGCAGCGCCACTTGTCGCCGACGCTAAAGCCGAATATCCAGAGATGCCTCTGTCGGGTATGGCGAAACTCTGGACAAACAATGGGCGCGAGTTGTTGCCGTGGTCAGTGAGCAAAGTCCGCTCGGGCGTCAAACTCAAAACCTCTACGCGCAAAAACGCTTCAAGCGTCATCTACATAACCCAGGCGAACCCAGCAGGCGCGATCTTTGAAGTAGCAGGAAAAGCGAACCCTGGCAAAACATTCAACAAGAACCTACGTGCCAAAAAAGGTTTCATCTTGTGGCCCACAGCAGACAAACATCTCCCAGACGTCCAGCGCGGAATAGTCAAACTTGTAGAGGACGTCATGGACAAAGTTGAGAAGGAAATGCGCTAATGGCTATCAACATCCCGATTATTACCGACTTCAACGGCAAAGGCATTGACCTCGCTAACTCGGCTATTGGAGGCTTTGGCGGTTCAGCTACCAAAGTATTCAAGAACGTCGCCAAGTTCGCAGCCATCGGCGGAGCAGCAATAGCAGCAGGTCTCGGCGCGTCAGTCAAAGCAGCTGCAGAAGACGCTCAAGGGCAAGCCGTCCTAGCAAAGACTCTCAAGAACTCATCAAACTCCACCGACGATCAAATCAGTTCCATCGAGGATCTCATCTCGTCAATGACCTTGGCTACTGGCGTCGCCGACGACGACCTCAGAAACGGTCTCGGCACACTCGTTAGAGCGACAGGAAACTCGACCAAAGCCTTTGACCTGCTCAAAAGTGCCATGGATATTAGTGCAGCGACAGGTAAGCCTCTCGAGGCAACTACTTCCGCATTAGCAAAAGGCTACCTAGGCCAGATGGGCGCGCTAAAGAAGCTCGGCGTCCCACTCGATGCAAGCATCATCAAATCCAAGGACTTCGCTGCAGCAATGGACGCTGTTAACGAAAACTTTGGAGGAAGCCAGGAAGCACTTTCTAATAGCGCGGTCGGGCGCTTTGACAGACTGAAGAACGCTTTTGGGGAGGCATCCGAAACACTTGGCACAGCACTTCTCCCAGCGTTTGAAAAGATCGTCGGCTTTGCCACAAATGTTTTGATCCCAGCGTTTGAAAAAGTTTCCGCAGTCTTCGACAAGGAAGGTCTCGGCGGAGTTCTCAAGTTGCTCGGCGACCGACTCAAGGAAGGCATCCCAATCGCCTTAGACGCGCTCAAGAACCTTCTGGTCAAGATGGGCAACTGGATCATCAACGACGGTCTCCCATTGCTCTCCGAGAAGCTCGGCATCCTCAAAGAAAAACTTACAGCATGGATCAAAGAGTCAGGGCCAGAAGCCCTCACCGCTCTCGGCGCTTTCATCGGCGACATGATCAAATGGATCATTAACGACGGCATACCGCTCTTGATCAAAGCCACAGCAAAACTCTCAGTCGCGCTGCTGAAATGGCTCGTAGATATTGGGCCCGATCTAATCAAAGGACTCGCAGGGTTCGCCCTCGAGTTGGCAAGATCTCTCGTGACTGCTGTTCTCGGCGCGTTCTCAGACCTTGGCAAGTTCGGTCTAGAGATCGGCAAAGCCTTCGCGAACGGCATCATCTCAGTCGTAAACACTCAGCTCATAGATCGCATTAACAGGCTCCTCGAGTTCACTATTGACCCTCCAGGCCCAGGCCCAAAATTGACGATCAACCCTCCAGACATACCTCGGATCCCAATGCTCGCGGAAGGTGGCATCGTTACAGGCCCGACGCTAGCAATGATCGGCGAAGCAGGCCCCGAGGCTGTGATCCCTCTTTCTGGGCGCAATATGCCGAACATGGGAAACACTTTCAACGTGTACGTCAACGGAGGCGACCCCAATGCCATCGTCGATGCTCTACGCCGTTACAACCGCGCAAACGGCCCGATCCCAGTGACGACCTATGGCTAAGGCTTTTGAGTGGCGCGTTGATTTCTACAGCGCAGGCGCTTGGCGTACTTTGCCAACGGTTCAGACTGTCAACATTTTTCGCGGACGCCGACTACAAATTGACGACTATGCAGCCGACACAGGAACCGTCACAAGTCTTTTCCCGAGCGACTGGACGTACACCCCAAAAATGGGCGACCGTGTGCTTATCTACATTCACAAGCCAGGCATCACCGTCGGGGTTGACAACTACTCCTGCTTTTGGGGAAACATACGCGATGTAGATATTGACTACGGCCTAGTTACCAATATGGACTTGGTGACTATTAGTTGCGAAGGACTACAGGCAGACTTGGGACGCGCACAGTTGAACGCGTTCTCCCTTGTGCAAGACACAACCGATGAACAACTACTCCAAGTAGCAGCAGAAGTTGGCGTCGGCGTGGCGCAATTTTTCGGCAGGTCTATTGCCTCTGCTCAAACTTTTACGGGCAACGCTCTAGACATTGTTAACACTTTGACACGAACCGAAGAAGCGCGACTGTATGCAGGAGCATCTTCTTTTCAAGGCACAGAAAATATCTACTGGTTCGGACGAAACCAGACAGGTCTTATAGCCACCATTGACTTCAACGACGGCACAATTACACCGATGAACTCTGAACTTCTTTATGACGGCATTAGGTTCCGTTCTTCAACCGACAACTATTACAACCAGGTAACCATCACGCCTCTGTCAGTAGCTGCACAAGTTGCCTCAGATGGCACGACGCCAGTGTTCGGGTTACAGAAGAACACCGTGGACTTCTCAACAACGCAGGCAGATGATCACGCCGAGTGGCTTCTGGCTAACTTCGCTACTCGTAACAGTCAGGTCGCCGAAATTACTTTGACCGATGTTCAACAGGAACCGCTTGCTGGCCCTAACCCTTTCAACCGCCAAATGATTTCTGCGTGCGAAGTCCCAATTAACACTAAAGGAACAATCGGTTTCCGTGGCGACTCGTACAACGTGATCTATGAGGGCGTACAAATTAGCGCGACACCGCAGCAGACTCGAGTGACGTTGTATATGTCAGGGCAAGATAACAATGCATATATTGTTTTAAATAGCGATATTTACGGCAAATTAGACGAAAACAAATTAGGCTTTTAGGAGATTTATGGCTATAAAGACTTTTACTACTGGCGAAGTGTTGACCGCTTCAGACACAAACACTTACCTAGCAAACAGCGGGCTCGTATTTGTCAAGTCGCAAACAATCCCATCTAGCGCAAGCACCGCGATTACTGTCACAAATGCGTTTAGTTCAACATACGACGCTTACAAAATTACAATATTTGGGGGCAGCGCTTCAACTAACGCGCCGTTGCGTTTTGCTTTAGGGGCTTCAGCAACCGCCTATTATGGTGCATTAGTTTACGCTAGTTACGCTACGACAGTTGTTGGCGCAGCAACTATGAACAATGCTGCATATTTCCTTTATACCGGTTTTACCAATACCAACGGACAACTCACAACTATTGAAGTAAATAACCCTGCCGTCGCAAACATAACTACTATCCAAGCGCCTTTTATGGACGCTACAAACGCAGGACAATTGACTGGGTATCACGGCGTTAATACTGCATACACAGATTTTACTGTTACCCCAAACTCTGGGACTTGGACAAATAGCGTTATAACTGTTTACGGATACCGAAAGGCATAAACATGACTCGACCACTAATACAAATTGGCGACGAAGTACGCGAAATGACAGAAGAAGAATACGCCGCATTAGAAGCAACAGGTTGGAAAGAGTTCCCAGATGATTTGGCGGATTAGTTTTGTGGCGCTTTTGTTTGCGTCAATCCTTACCGCTTGCGGAGACCGAGTACGTCTTAACTGTGAGCCTCGAGTAAAGAACAAAGCACTCAGCGCGACCGTCACAGAAACAACACAAACAACAGAGACCCCACAATATGGGACAGGTGGCAAATGCTAAAGAAACCCGAGAACAGACTCACTAACGAAGAGATCAAAGCGCGTATCGTCATGATTGTCGCGTGTGGATTAACGCTTTCTTTTGTCGGCTCCGTCTTCACAATTTTGTACGGACTGCTATTTGTTTCACAGCCTGCGACAATGGCGGAACTTGACGCCCAGCAAATAAACATTCTCTCCTCGATGCTTCTCACCCTCTCGGGCGGACTCATCGGGCTACTCGCTGGAAACGGTCTCAAAGACAAGCCGAAAGACAAAAAAGATGACAACGCCTAAAGCAGCTCCGAAAAGTACAGCGATGCCGTACACAGGCAACAAAGACGCAACCGCAAACGGCAAAGCCACCCCAGGAGCCCACAAACTTCTCGACATTCTCGGCACTAAATGGGGCTTTAAGAACCTCGGGATCTACGCCTATCGTCCGATGCGCGGATCAACCATGCTTTCAGTACACGGCACGGG